TTTACCTCTTCTGCCTGAAACAACAGTTCTCAAACCGTAAGTCTTATTGCCTTGGTTGGTGGAGGATACGGCATAGTTGTAGCCAGCACCAGGATGCAGAGAATAGAAGGTTAGACCACCACCGTCAGTCCCACTGAGAGAGTACCTGTTACCCGTTGAACAGGCTACTGGACCTACCCAGTTTAAGTATTGGTTACTATCGAAGAAAGGAACCGTAGCAATAGCACTTCTAAGACCTGCTGGGACGCTGTCCTGTAAGCTTGTCGCTAAAGTATTTCCAAGTGATCTTAGAGTATACAGGTTCGTGCCAACAGACCCTGAAGCGGTAAAGTATCCATCAGGAATGCTTGCGGTATCGTCAAAGACAGACCAGGATGGGTTTCCGAAAACTTTCATTCCCGAAACACCACTGACGCTTTGGTCTGAGGCATCGGTATAACCTTTTACGCCTAAGTAGGTAACATAGCTTGAAAGGTCTCCCGCAAAAACACTGCCAACTTCAGTGACAACATCGCTTTCTACAGGAACAGCATAAGTTCCTCCGTCACCTCTCATTGGCAGACCGTTGCCACCAGCGGCAAGATCAGCGGTGAATGAAGAGAAGCCATCAGTTGAGTTACAAGCATAAGTTCTAACTTGCATTACCTGATCATCGCCAGCAGCTTTAGTTACAAAAGCAGCGTGATCGGCTGAGATTTTTTCTATCGTTACTTCAAACTCTTCTGTAACGTACTTGTTGTTGAGAACTTCCATTGAGGAAGCAACGTTTGAACCTTTTGGTACAACAAAGACGTAAGGGGAATCAGTAGTCTTTGCTCCGGTAGTGCCGTTATAAAGATCGACAAAGAAAACGTGCTGATAGTTTGTGCCGTCTAGACCTGAAACGTTTACAACAGCAGGAGTTCCTGGAGGAACAGTAATAAATGCTGATGAAGCGGCTTCAGTGGCAGCACGAACAAAATACATGGAGTTAGTTCTCTCCAAGATGTTGTATGCACCCCATAGACCCTGACCACCAGTTGTTTGATCAGGTCTACCAAAAACTTCTAAAAGGTTGCCAGCATCCGTTACTAATGTCGGGTCGTTTATAGGACCTCTGGATGCAAAGCCGACAGCACCAACAACACTAGGATTAATTGCTGGAATATAGTCAGAGAAATCTTTCTCGACTGTGTAAACTCCTGGACTTACAAAATTAACCATTTATTTTCCCCTACTTGTAGATTACCTGTAACATACCTCTTGAGATGAGGTTCCTTGTGGACGTTGATAGATCTGAGTATGGGACAGTCAGAACTCCCCCAGCGGTCAAAGCGTAATGCTTTGGCTCTGATCCTTCGATCATGATTATCTCGATGTTTTGCTGAGAAAGATTCTGAATTTCCACCACTGTCTTTACTTCTGTTTGGACAATTTTGGGTTGGCTCTTCTTGGTCTTACCAGGAATCTCCTCCAAAACTATCCTAGATGCAGGAGGAAGTCTATAGTGACCTCCCCTGAGAGTTGAAGAATTGATGGTTACAGGCTCAAACATTGTAATCTCTATTTATTTATCTATATACTGGCTACAGTCCAAGGATTTTTCAGGAAGTTAGCCGTAAATATCAGAATCGCCTGTCTTTAATACTATTCTTTGTTTAGAAATTTAAACGGGGCTCTGGATCTTGAGCTATACTTTCAACAATCTCACGCTCTAGCCTGTCACCGCTAAGGGGTTTAAGCTTGCCATTAGAGGCTAAAATAAACTTAGGTCTAGGGATGTACCCTTGAGCGGTAATAGAGAAAGATTTCTGAACGATTCTATCCTGTCTGTCAGCTACGCTAAAAGCAGACTGATCTGTAGAACTGTCTATGAAGGCGTGTGTTGAGTTACCGTTTTTGGTCTCTAGCCTAAGGAACGGTTGAAACTTATCTTCAATCTGTTCGGTAAGCTGGTTTAGGTCTTCCAAGTATTTTGAATATAGGTTTATACGGAAAACTAGATCTACTGGTTTAGGAGAAAAACTTACCAAGCGATAGGCTCTTCTCTCAGATCTAACGAAGATTCTTTCTGTTATCAGGTTGAAGTCTGGTCTTTTTCGTTCAAAAGTAGGAACATTGCCAGCTATAGTAACAGAGACTAGAGGGAGCTTTAGGGTTCTGTCCTCGTTCATCTTTGCTACAGCCCTTTCCTGATTACCAAAAATAACCTCTATCTCGTCATTAACCTTTTCGTCTTGATCGATAACGTAGAGATCTTTTAGATTACCTATCATGGCTTCAGTGAGATCTCTGAAGAAGTCCGCAGTATACCTGTTATTTTTCTCAAACTGGAGAAGCTCCTCCTTTACGTCCATGTAAGTTTTTGAGTAAAGATTGTGGAACTTAGACATTAGAAGATTGAGAATGTTGGAGGCTCTTCTATTTCTGTCAATAGCTGTTCTATTAGTATTTGCTGCTCATTGGCAGATTCTTGGATAAGAGCCTGACCGTTTAGGACTGCTCCTCCTGTAGGCGAAGGGAGTTGGGCGTATTTGCCTCTGATCTCTCCCAGAATGCCTTTACACACCGCTAGTGAGAATCTCTGAATCCAGCTAATGTAGTAGTGGTGTAAAGTGTCTGAGTTCAGTGACTTAAACATGACCACTACATCCTCAGAGTCGGTGTCCCCTAAAGGAGTAGGAGTGATGAACAGGAACTGCCCGTCTACTACACGGAACATACCGTCCTTGCCGAGAACCTTTCTAATTTCCTTTAGGTAGGATTGCATGATATACAAATCCCCTACATAGAAATTATCGTATACAAAAAAGTCTTGGAAATACTTTAGCCAGAAGTCGAACTCAAGTGTTCCGTTCTGTTGGTTGATTGCCAACAAGGTCTTCTTATAGGTGGCAAGTTGTAGATTGTTCATCACAAACTTTGGCAGCTTGTAGTAAGCTATTCCAGCTTGTGTGGTAAAGGTACAGTAGTTTAGACACCAATCAGGAGCATGGTAGTCTAGCTTGCTGATAGCCTCATCAATGGCTGTCGCAATCTGAAAGTCTGCAAGCTCTACCCTTACAACAGGATGTCCTAGCCTAGCCTTTACAAAGTCAGCAATTGACTGGTAGAAGTCCTGAAAAGCAACTGTGTCGGAGAATCTTCTTCTGTTTAGACTATCGTAGTCTATTTCGCCAGGAGTTTCAATTGCGGATGACTGCAAGCTGTTTGCAGTGCCTTTCAGCTTACCAAATGTAATGCCGAACCTCGTAGATGGAGTGATATAATCAGCATCCAAAAATGTATCGAAACTTGCCATCCTAAGTTATATAGAGAAATTATTTGTGCATAAACAGATAATAGCCTGTTCCCCCTTTTTGAGGAACAGGCTATTTTAGATCATTCAGCTATTAGCGGGTAGGCTTGGCGAATGGTGCGAGTAGGAAGTTAGCAGAGCTACCGACTACACGGATGATTCTGTAGAATCGTGACTCAGGTGAAACAGCGACCTTACCGTAGCGGGTAAGCAAACCCTTTCTGGGCTGGAAGGTCTCTGGATCGGTTACGTTTGGTAGCATCTGGATTGGGATGTACGGAGCGTAAACATAACCTGCGTCCATGGGTGAATTACCCTTGTAACCCATTAGAATCTCGTCATCGGGGTAGAGTGGATCGACGTAAACGTCGTACTGACCCTGGAACTTACCCTTGTACTGGATTGAAGCACCTAGAGTGCCGATCTCAGCCGCTGGTGCACCACCTTCTAGCTTGGAAGCTGAGAAGAGAGCAGCAGCGAGGAAAGGTGAAGTAACGATGAAGTTAGCACCACCACGGAGAGTAGTCTTGTAGATATCCTGTGAAGCAAAGTTAATTGCTGCGAGCAGGTTAGCGTAGACTTCGCCAACGTGACGAGGAGCTAGACCGAGTGCAGTTGAAGCAAAGTCAACAAGGAAGACGTTGCGATCAGTGCCAGCAGGATCGGAAGTACCGTCTACGGTATCGCCTGAACCACCGTTTACTTCGTATAGGAAGTTGCCGGGGGTGAAGTCAACACCATCAGTACCAAAGTTGTTAGCGTTTGGCTGCTTGAGGGTTTCGCGGTTGAAGCCGCCACCAGTAGCGTAGTCGTAGGCAAGATAACGAATATCTTCGATTAGCTCTCGGTCAATCTCAAGCTGAACTTCCTTTGAGAGAAGGTCAGTTAGCTCACGCTCTAGATCGAGGTTGTGATAAGCACGAAGGTCCTGTGAAGCCTCTAGGGTCCAGAGAGCGCGGAACTTTCTGGTTCTAGCGGTTACAGCTTGCTGCTCGATGTGGAGGTTTAGCTCAGGAATTGCTGTACCTGCCAAACGCTCACCAGCACTTACGTTGAACTTAGCACCGATGTAGTCAGCGTTTACTGAACTCGGCCAGTTTGCGATTTGACCACCAACAGTGCCTGAAGCTGCGGTCATATCGTTTGAACCCTGGGCGGAGAAACCTAGCTGGTCATAGCTTGATACACCAGCGTCGATATCGATGCCACCATCTGAGTTAGCAACTGGAGTACGACCACCGTAAGTTAGGTTGAAACGGCTGTAAGCAGTATCCTTATCTGGAGTTGCACCATACTGACGAGTAAAGCCAAGGTAGAATACTTGGCTGACTGGACCTTGCATGGGCTGAACACCACAGATCTTGTTAGCAATTAGTTCAGGGAAGACCCTGCGAACGATTGGGAATGCGAACTTTTGGAAAGTACCTAGGTTACCTACGAAAGTTTGCTCCTCAAGAACCTGACCATGCTCTTTCTCATACTCGTTAAGTATTGAACGGGCTTGGTTCTCAAGAAGGGTTGCCGTAGTTTCTCTAATTGCAGCATCATCGATGCCATCCAAAATTGGCTCCCACTTTTGAACTAGCGGATTAGTTGTTTCTGTAAGCATTAGATTATACCTCGATTGATACGAGAAAGACCGATAACGTCTTCGGTTAGGAAGCGATTGTGTAATGCAGCCTCACTCACTGAGGGACGGTCAGGATCGTTAGTCACGACCTCGGCTGCATCGGAACCGTGGAATTCGGAACCGAGTTTGGCCTCTAAAAGATTCTTTGCGTGTTCTGCGTCAGTTACTGACTCGTTTAGAACTTCGTTTTGCTCTTCTAGAAGCTTGTTTCTCTGTAGTTGTTCGTCTAGCTTGGTGTTGAGAGATTGAACAGATTCCTGCAAACCTTCGATCTCTTTCTCGTAGGTTGCAGCCATGTTCTCGATATCCTCGCCAGCGATCTCTGAAGCTACGAGAGTCTTGATAGCACGGAACAATTCTAGTTCTCTTGCAGTACCGCTCTCAGCGAGGACTTCTTCTCTGGCAACGTCCTTCAGACTCTCGACCTTGTTGCGAACGAACGCAGCGACACGGGCTTCCATGAGTTTGTTAGCCTCTTCAACGCGCTCTTCAACAATCTGGTCAACCAAACGAACGACCTTATTGATACTCTCCTCAGTAACACCTTCACTGAGGACTGAAACGATTTGGTCTATTTTGTTTGCCATAGCTAATTTATCTATTTATATGCGTTTATAACGCCTGAAAAATTCCTAGCGATTTCGTAATCTTCTCTCCAATTCAAACAGTAATACCTTTTCGGCATTGAGTTTGTCCAGGTTGGATACGATGCTATCTCTAGTCTCTAGTAGTTGCTGATTTTCTTGGAGTGTTGGATGCGCTCCATAGCATGATGGATCGCTAACCATGTCCCAAGTAATCATCTTCAAGTTATCGCCTACTTGATAGTAGGTTTCATTTTCTTTCATGACAGGCGATACAGATCCTGTGGCTCTTGAGGAAGTGCCTATTTTGACACCCGCTTTAATAAGCTCTTGAAGAACCCGACCACTGGGAGTACCCAGGATTTCAGCTTCTCCAATAATTTGGTTGCCAACCATGTCCAGCTTCGTGATAAGATGTGACGCGTTTGATAAATGTACTACTTCGTTTGAAGGATGATCTAGTTCTCCTAGCAGTCTTCTTTCTTTGATTTGTTCTTGTAATTTTTCTACTTCTCTACGCAGAGTGTCTCGACCATACATTCTCTTGTTGCCGTTAACTTTCTCTGCCTCTCCGAAGAGACCACGAACCTTCATAACGCCAGTTGATCGAGACTCGCTTAGAATCTCGACCTGACCAAAACCATAGTAGTCTCTTATTAGTTCCATTTTATTATCTTCCTCTTCTTCTT